GTGTATTTAATAATAACACTGTTTTGATTTTCTTCAATTGATAAACTCATTTTTTAATTTATAAATTCAATAAAATTTCTTTTCAATTTTTCTTGAGAGTTGTGTTGATAAACAATCTATCCTTGATGGAGATTCCATCTTCAAAGAATAGAATATCACTTACTTCTCCATTGAAATTTCCTAGACTAGAGTATTCTTTCCTTATACTACTGGATTTTTTACATTCAAATCTTTCAACTAAAAAGTCAGGATTTTTGTTGGATAAATGACATAATGTTTCAACCTTATCATTGTTTTGTCTTTTCTCAATTGTAATAACATTATTAGGTGTTACATATCCAAACAAATAATGATGATCTCCTTCGATATTCATATATTGAATACCTTTAGTTCTTAACTTGAAGTCTCCAAGTGAAATCAGGGGGAAACCTTTATTGAATATAGGAATGTCTTTATCATCAATTTTAAGATTTCCATGATGAAAGATAATTGTTTGATTTTGAGTTGATTTCTGGAATCTTTTGAAATAAAATGCGGTACCATCGAAACAAGTATTATTTGTAAAAATAATACACCTTTTCTTGGGATTAAATATTGGAAGATTTTCATAGTTGTGTCTATCTTTGATCACAACCAATCCTTTCTCCATATTAGGTCCTCCAATCTTATACTCCCACGTATTATTCATTTGATCAAACCAACCAGTAACTCTCCAATCTTTCAAGTAATCTTCTTCTTTCCATTCATTTTTAAACCCACTATTCCAGTAATATTTTCCATTTTCATCACAAAATACTGGAATTATACAAGAAGGATCTTCAAATACTTCGAATATTGGTCCTTGATAAGACTTTCTCAATAATTTGAATGAAAAAGCGGAGTAAACATTTACTTTACATTCCGCAGACAAATTGTCTATAAGACAATTGGAAATTTGTGTTGGATTTTGAAGTGGTAATGTTGCAATGATATTTTCACATTTTTTTTTAACAAATCCAACTTTTGCATCAATCTCGATAACAATATCTTCTAATTTATCCAATTTTTTACTTGGTGCTTCCATTAAAGCGATTCTCTCGTTCAATTTACCAAAATTTTCTTTTAATTCCTTCAACTCATCCAATTCTTTCGAATCTTTTAGTATTTTAGCTTGATTGGATAAAATTTCATCTAATTTTTGAGAAAATTCTAGATTTTGCTGTTTGTTTTTAATATCTTCTTTGATGTAAGAACTAATCTTTTTATCAAGATCATTTATTTTAGTTGAATAAAGTTGAAAAAGTTTTTCAATTTTATCTAGCATTGTTGTCTGATTGTATTTAATTAGTTCGATTTCACTCTTATTAAATTGCTTTACTTGTTCCATTTTATCTAGTATCATTAACTGATTACTCTTGATAAGTTCAATTTCGTTCTCATTAACTCGCTGTACTTGTTCAATTTTTTGAAGACAACTTGAGAGAAATCCCATACTTTTTTTGTTATTTTCCACTTTCAATTTATCATTTTCTAGAGTCTCTTTGTTGGTTTTCACTTGAAGTTCTAGATAACTTGACAATTTCTTTTCAAGTTTGTTGAACTTTGATTCAAGAAGATCCAGTATGACTCTATTATCAATGTATGACTCTTTATCAACATCTAAAACACGAGGAGTTGGAATAATTCCATTTTTGTATAGTCGATAGCTAATATTTCTAGCTGATATCTCAATGTAGTCATCCATTTCAAAAATAATATAATTTTGAAATATGCTTGGAAAAATAGAAAGATCTCCTCCACATAATTTTTGTATAATTTCATCTTGAAGATGAACAGTATATTCGAACGATTCACCATCTTGTTTATAGACGATTTTCGTACTTTCTTGATTTTCTATAAATGACAAACTCATTTTTTTGATAGGGAAACATTAGTGAAAAAAATCAATTTTTTATGTAAGTAAAATCAATGGGATGTTGTTTTTCTATTAATCTTTATGGAAAATCAACGGATAGTTGTTTTTCTATTAATCTTTATGAACCCAATCGTTATGAATATTACATTCCAATAGGACAACCAAAAAGGGATGTAAGACGGGAAATTGCTCTAGAAATGTTGTGTTCAAGTAAACCTTAAATTGAAAAATTGATGCTTAAAAATATTTTTATAAAAATATATTAAGATGAGCGTAAATTATATGAAATCTTGGACTAACATTTTTAATGAATGTGAACTAGTGGTCCCTGTTCCAGAAGACTTCTATGTCATTCATTGGAGTATTCACAATAATTGTGTTTTACTCAAAAATGGGGTGAGCATAGTCGACGACCCTCAGCCAATATTCGAAAAATACAATATTTTCGAAGCAAAAAACATTGTGGTGGATTTAGACAGTTTTCGCGAAGAAGTGAATCGAAGTATCGAGCACATTCGCCAAATAATTGTCGAACAATATTGCTTGAGCTATGTTACAAAGATTGTTTTAGAGAAAACATTGCGATATTATAATTTAGAAAGATATTTGGATAAATGGAATTGTAGTTTATTGATGGAAGAAGAAGTTTTTGAAAATTGTTATATTATTCACGTCAAGGATAATTTGGGAGATGTGTGGAAAATAGACGCGAGATTTCACGAAAAAATAGATGACTATTGGTCGAAGTTCGAAATTATAGGGAAAATATAATTAGAAAAAGATTTAATTTAATTTATTTTATATCATATATGATTTCAATAGTTTGTAAACATGATAAAAGTCTATGTCATAATTTGAAATTATTTGATAATAATCATTACAGTAATCATTTATTCGACGGTTTTTCTCTATCCCATATATATTACGGCATTTTATACGCAGCTATTTTTAAAAAGTGGTGGGCGGTTTTAATTGTAGCAATTATTTTCGAAATTATTGAAAATAGCCCACTTGTTACGAATCAATTCAGGACGAATGGTTATGAAAATTATAAAGATTCTTTGGTGAACATTTTAGGTGATTTATCCTGCAATATGCTCGGTTTTTTAATATACAATAACACACCTCCTCAATATAGATGGGTTATTCTTGTTGTTTTCATCATCAATGAAATGGTATTTTTTAGTAACAAAGATCTTATGGAATATAGTGCCATCTTTTTATTGTATAAGCATTTTAAAAGATTCTTTGATAAATTAGGGAAAATTTTATAATTTTAGGTTATGCATTATTACCTAATTGTTTTCGACATATTGGACAAGACAAATTAGTTTCAATCCATTTAAAAATGCATTCTTCGTGGAATTTATGCTCACATGGTAAAGAGAGCCATATTAGATCATTTTTATCCATGCAAATGGAGCATTCTTCGTTTGGGTGCACTTCTATCTTGTTTTCATATGACGGTTCGTTTTGGACTGTTTCCAATTGGTATGTGTTATTTTCCCATTGATATGCGTTATTTTCCAAACTACTTCTTGTATTACCTATTTCATCATGAACTAATGGGTTTGATGATAATTGGAAGAACCTGAGTGCAAAAGTTAGTAATACTTGAAAAATGATTTGAAGCAAGTAAATCTTAAAAGGAACATTATCAATTTCACTAAAAAATCGAATGGTCAATATTGAGATTACTAGATATATAGTTATTTTAAAGTAGAATATGAACGCTTCAATAATTGTGAGATAACTTTTTTCCCAAGTTTGAAACTCATAAATATCTCTGAATGTCATATTAGTACTTGCAATGTACCTTTGCAAACAAAAAAAGGAAACAATTTGTTCACCAAAAGACACAATAAGACCCACATATAATAAAACATTGAAAGGTATTATTTTGTTGTAAAAAGAAAGAATTATACCGACTAAGATATGCAAAAATTCGAAAATCAATCGTATTTTTTTGACATGTATGAAGGCGGTATTTATTATCATTTTATTGGATTTACAGGTTAAATTTTTATAGTATCAATTTTTATAATTATGTTGTTGTATTTTTAAGCTTTATTTGCCATAAGTTAAAGGATTCCAGCAAATATTTAATCAATTTTTTTGAACAATTTTACGATTGATTAGTTAGAAAGATGACAAATTATTAAAATAAAACGTAAAACACTTAAAAAATAAATATTAATTATAAGTAAGTAAATGAGGATTAAAAAATCAGAGAAATATAAAAATGAATGTGATGAAATTACACGAAAAGTTATAGAAATTTTAAATTTAGATAGAGAACAATCATTTGTGTTATATGATTTTGATAGAGATATTGAAAAACAAGAAAAAATAAAAGAATTGACTTGTGATATAAAAAAATATTTTGCATCAAGTTATTGGAATGGAATAAATGAAAAAACAACAATAAGACCTTACTTAACAATTGTTAGAAATTTATTAAAAAGACAAGGTTATCTTTTTATCAATAAAAATTTTATTTATAATATAGATAATTGCAAGGTAAAAACAACTCGATATTACATTATAAAAAAAAATTAATTTTTGTTTTTCTGCAAAATAAATTATAGTTATATTTTTATTTAAACGTAAAACCCCAAATATTTATATATTTAGGATTATAATGGAACTAATAGAAAGAGTCGATATATCGTTAGTAAAACAATTAAACAATTTAAGTTTTATTAATTTTGAAATTAATTATATGAAATTTTCTGATGATATTGAAAAAGTAAAAAAGAAAGATTTAAAATCATTGTATGAAAAAATAAAATCATTTTGTCAATCAAATATAAAAAGCAATGGTATAACAAAAAGATTATATCAATATTCACTTGGTACTATTAAAGAAAAAGGGGGAAGATTATATTGTGGTAGTTCTATACAAGGAATGCCTAAATTTATTAGGGGTTTTTTAATGAAAAATACTACTGATATTGATGCAAAAAATTGTCATCCAAAAATATTAAGATATCTTTGTAGGATTCATAATATAGATTGCCAAAAACTTGATTTTTATGTTGAAAATAGGGAGGTTATTATTAAAATGGGATTAGCAACAAAAGATGATTATTTGAAATCAACAAATGATAGCAAAATTAACAAAAATATACAAGATTCTTTTTTTAAAGAATTTGATAAAGAAATGAAACAAATACAAAAAAAGATAATGGAAATTGAAGAATATAAAGATATAATTCTATCTGTTCCAAAAGAAAAGAAAGAATATAATTGGAATGGAAGTGCATTGAATCGAATTCTATGCATGTATGAAAATAATATTCTTCAAGAAGTAATTAAAACTTTAAATGAATTAGGGATTGAAATAGCAGTATTGATGTTTGATGGATTAATGATATATGGAAACTATTATGATGATTTAAATTTATTAGAAAAAATTAAAAATACAGTAGAAGAAAAATTTATTGGTTTGAATATGGAATGGGCATATAAAAATCATTGTGATAAATTAAAAATTGAAGATCTAAAAAATGAATCACACGAAGAAATAAATTATGATTTTTTACCAGATTATATTAAAAAAATAATTGAAAGCCCATCTGAATGTGTAATAGCGGATGTAATGAAGGAATTATATGGTAAAAAATATTATTATATTGACCCAGATAAAAAAAGATGGATTGAATATAAAAATAAAATGTGGGTTGATAGTGTTTTTGGTATGCGTCCACTTATTGATACAGTTTTTCACACAGAAATGAAAAAATATTTAGAAAAAATTACAGAGGAAATTAATAAATACGATGAGGGAACTATAAATTATAATAATATAATACAAAAAAGGGATATATTATATGACGTTTGTAAAAGATTACAAAAGACAATCGACAAAAATAATATTTTAAAAGAATTATCTGAGAAATGTATAAACAATGATTTTATGATTGATATGAATAAAGAAAAATATATGATTCCAATTAAAAATGGTAAAATTATTAATTTAAATTCATTAGAAATAAGAGACAGGTTAGAAACAGATAAATTTAATTATGAGTTCCCAGTCAATTATATTGAATTAGATTGCGATGATGAAATAATTGCTAAAAAATATTTTATGGAACTATTTTGTAATAATGAATTAATAGTTAAATGCTTCATAGATATTTTAAAATCCTCTATAACTGGTGAAAAATTAAGATATATATTTTTCTGCACAGGAACAGGGAGAAATGGTAAATCACTGTTATTCAAGTTAATGAAAATGATGTTTAATAAATCAATGGATATTATTAGCGAGTTAGTTATAATTAATTCAAAGAGTTTAAAATCAAATATAAATACGGAAATTGAAAAATTGGATAAAATTAGAATTGGGTACGTAACTGAATTAAAAGAAGAGGATACATTAAATAGTGAAATGATTAAGAAAATTAGTGGTGGAGATGATATTGACCTAAGAAGCTTGAGAAAAACAAACACTTCTTAACACCAACATGCAATCTTTTTGTGTTAACAAATGAATTACCAAAATTTAAGGTTGAAGTTGCAATGATTGATAGAATTGTAGTAATACCATTTAATAACAAATTTGAAATAAATATTGCATATGAAGGGGAAATGATAAAAA